CGATGTATTGTGTGTTTCCAACCATTTTTCAATAGCCGTTTGTTCATAAGAATTTCCTTCATTATCTATAAGAGGGACATTCATAATATTATGTGTAATAGGGCAAATAAAATATTGCGGTGGAGTAGAATAATCCATTTGAAATATTTATAAAAAATATAAATCAATTTTTATATAAATAGATATTCATATTTATATAAAATTATGTCATCAAAGCTTACTATTATTATTGATGCAAGAGAAACAGCATTATATAATGAAATAACATCCAGAGATTTAGATATATATGTTGAAAAAATAGAGATATTAAAAGAAAACATTGATTTAGGAGATATTCACATTAAATATAATGATATATTTTATATATTTGAAAGAAAAACTGTTCCAGACCTTCAATCATCAATTCAGGACGGTAGATATAAAGAACAAAAAGCAAGAATGTTATCTGAAACTATTCAAAAAAACATATCTTATATAATTGAGGGAGATGATATAATATCTTCGAGAGTATATAATAAAAATAAAAGTATGATACAAGGTGCTTATTTTCACACATTATTTCGTGATAATGTTCGTATTTTATTTACAAAAAATACAGATGAAACTGCTACTTTATTATTATCACTCTGTGCAAAAATTATAGATAATCCTAAGAAGTTTATATGTGAAAATTATACTTCAGAAACACAATATTCTGATTGTATAAAACTTAAGAAAAAAAAAATAGAAAATATAGACCAACATACATGTTATATAATGCAATTATCGCAAATACCACATATTTCTAATATAATTGCAAATAATATATCTAAGATATATCCAAATATGATATATCTTATTAATAATATTAGCAATTCTGAAAATCAAATAAAAGATTTATGTAAAATAGAAGGTATTGGTAAAGAAAAAGCAGGTTATATTATAAAGTTTTTATTAAACACATGAAAACAATTTATGATTAAGAATGATTTTTGAAAACATACGAATTTTATTTACAATTTTTAACTGTCCTATATTTTGAGTTTCAAATATCTTTTCAAAAGTGTCAATATTAGGATTTTTTATCAATTCTTTATAATATGTTATTGCTTCATAATAATCTTTAACAAATAATTTATTATTGATTGATATTTTGTATATTTTTTCGCTATTATTTTCTAATATATCTGCAATTATTTTAATAATTTCGCTATACTTATCATTGCAACTATCATTATGATAAGTCCATATAATATATTCCCCATCAGATATATAAGCATCACTAACTATTTTACTTGTTTTACTATTTTTTACAATTTTAATATCTGCAATCATTATACCTTCAGGTACAGCTATTTTAGATTTTTTTGCTTTCTTTTTTTCAATAATAGTTGTTATTACTGCTTCGGTAATTTCATTTATATTTTCTTCTTTTATAATAATTGCTTTTTTTGCCTTTGATATTTTAATAGGTTTAGGTTCTGTAAGTATATTAATAAACTCACTAAACAACAACTCTTTAACCATTAATGACTTCAGACTTTCTAATCTATTTTTTCTTCGTTTATCATCGTGATACATAGGTTTTGTTAATAGATTTTTTTCAATTTCATCCCAGTATTCGTTGTCTTTATCATATCCAGGTAATTGATCTAAACATAAAGCGTATAATTGTATAATTGGTTTCATAATTTGATTTGTAATATAATGCAGATAATCTGGAATTAAATTATTTGAAACAATATATTCTGGGTTCTCTATTCTATCACCTTGAAGAGAATGAGGATTGTTTGTTTTAATATATACAAATGGAATTCTTTCATTTACAACAGGTCTATTACCTGGATCACGAGAACCTATTCTATCTGCAAGAACCTTATGGGCTATTTTTGAAGGATCTTTATAAGAAGCTCTTATACTTTTTGTAATAACTAACTCGTCAATTGACGATTTACCTTCAACAAGATCAGACAATTCTTCTTTTAAAAACTCGATAGATAATTGTAAATCTTGTTTTTGTAATATAATATCAATAACACCACCATATATTTTTTTTACAATCTGTGCATTATCTCTACGTTTTAGAACAATTCCCATAGACTTTTGCTTGTATTTATTTACATCAGTTTCGTAAAGATTACCAACATATCTTTTTTTACTCAATAAAATGAAAGGATATAAAGACTTTTCATAATTCAGTTTTTGAGGATGTGGCATAATTTTTTCAATACTTTTTTCAACCTCTTTCCCCATTTTTATAGCAAAATGCAATGCATCTTTTCCAAGAACTATATTTCCTTCATCGTCTTTAAGAGGAAACTTACAAAATATAGAATCTGTATCTCCATAAATAACATCTGCATCATAATTTTCTTCAACAAACTTTTTTGCCAACATTATCATTTCTCTACCAGTAGCTGTAGTACATGCAGCTATTTCTTTAAGATATATAGAGGATGTTCTAGCACCAATTTGGCCGTATAGCGAATTTGCTGTTACTTTATAAGCTTGCTGTAGCGCATCAAACACATCTTTTTCAAATGTATTGTACGTATCTTTAATAGTTTCTACATCTTCTTTTTTCACTATATTTATTTCATTTGTGTCTATATTTAATATTTCATATGTATCTTCATATTCATTGCATTCCCCATAAATAACATTTCCATTTTTTTCAATTATTGTTCTATATTCTATTTTTTTACGAGTATTTTTACGTTCTGTAAGAAGCATATCAAGAATATTAGCAATTATACCTTTACTACCATCTTTATATTGTATGAACGTACAATCTTTTTCACCAACTTTCTTTTTCTTATCTCCAACACCTTCATAAAGGTCATATGATATTTTTTTATATTCAATATTAGGATCTTCAACTCTATATTTTTCATCCATCAAATAACAATCATGTGATAAATTACAAGATATCATCGATGATGGATATAGAGAACCATAATCAAATACAACAATAGGTTCATTTAAATAAATAGCCTCTTTAGGTTCTAATACTACTGCACCTTCATATCCATCGTCTAATTCAACAACATCATCTCTATAAGATTTGATAGTTGGGATTAAAGAATTATTTTCCATACATTTTTTTGCTATCAATGAGAATATTTTGATGCCTTGTCCTCTACGAAATAGAAAATTGAGAGGTACCAAACATACATTTCCCATACCAATATTATTTTCTACAATTTTTAATTTATGAATTAATCTATTAATAAGAACACAATCTTGAATACAATATTCGGCAATATCACAACGATCTTTGCTTGTTCCTTTAAACTTGTCAAAAATTTCTTGAGGTTTAATATCATTTTTCTTATCTCCTAAAAATATCGATGCTACATTATCTAGTTTATAACTATCAAGTTTTTGTTCTCTTTGCATAACCTTTAAAAGATCTATTAATACTATACCATCCATATCAATATATTTAAGTATATTATCTCCAAGAGCAGACGAAGATAGTTTTTGTTCTACAAGAGCACATTTACGCGTTATTAATCTACCCAAACCTACCTTAAAGTCTTCAATAATACCTATTTCTTCTGAACGTTCCCATATATATATCATATCAAAACCAAATATATTATATCCTGTAACAATTTCCGAGTTTAGATTATTCATAAGTTCTTTCCATTTAAATAATAATTCTTTCTCTGTTTTACAAGCTACAACGTCGCAATTTTCTATTAAATCGCAAGAATTAAGAGTAATAATATTTTTATATATTATCTTATCTGACCCATATACATGAACTGTTGTTCCTATTTGAATAATCTTATCACCGTCGAGAGGTATCAATGCTTTATCAAACATTTTTGCCAATCTTGATTCTTCAATATTTAATTCACCAACTGTCATATTAATTTCATCATCGTCTTCGTTGTTATCAACAAGATCTTTATTTACAGAAGATGATATTTTATCTAATATACTAATTATTTCTTTCATTATAGGTTTCAATAATAATGGTATTGTTGAAATATAATTTTCTTTGATTTTATATTTAGTAAAAACCTTATTAATTTTCAAATCAATTGTTTCATCTATTATAATTTCTTCAAAATATATATTTTGCATCCAATAAATAATAAAATCGCTTGTATATTCATATCCAGCCTTAGCAACTAATGCAAGATCTTGGGCTACTTTACTATAATTTTTCTTAGCTACTGGAAAGTCACCATGACTACTCGTACATTCAATATCAAATGATGTTATTAGAATAGGAGCTATCTTATTAACATCAATTGGTAATATATCTTTGTGATTAACAGTAATATTGTAATCGCATCTACTTATATCATCTCCAATTTTAAATTTTGATATACGAACCCAACTACAAGGTTTTATATTTTGATTATGAATATATTTAAGAAATGGGTCAATATTACTTTCATATAATTTAAAGTCTTCTTTTTCAAGAGTTTTAAAATAATATTTAAGATTATTGAATAATTTTAAAGACTTTACCGAAACTTTCATGAAACGAAATATCTTATTATTTGTAAATCCCCAAAAGTCTTTCTTTTCAACTATTGTAATATTTTTTAAATGTGATTCTAAATTGTGTGGAATAATCTTCTTTTCGTACGAACGATTTAAATATTTTGAAATATATTTATTATTCATAATATTATTTTTAAATTCTTCAACTCTGGATTTAAATACCGTATCGCTCAGTTTTTCCCATGATTCAGGAGGTTTGATATAAAAGAATGGAATAAAATTATTCACTGTTACACAAACAGTAGCACTATTATCACACGTTCCATAAATAATGATTGAATATAATTCTGTTGGGTCTTTCTCTCTATATCTATCACTTTCTGGAACATAAATATCTGTTATTTGAAATTCTAATATATCTTTGTTTTCAATAATAGGTTCGTGTGATTTGCGGGGAAATTCCATTATAATTAATTATAACAAGTGTTTTTTAAATAATAAAAAAGAAATAATCAATTTTTAAATTTATTATAATTAATAGAGTAATGAATATAGGAATTGAAGGATTAATAATAACAATTATATCTGTTATTGGAATATATTACGTCTATAATAATTATATAGATTCTGGTTTAATAAAAGTAAAAAGTAAAATTGACAATGAAGAATATACAGTACAAATAAAGGATGATTCGGTAGAAGCGGCAGATCTAATTGCAAAAATAAGACAAAAATTAGTTATTTTAATGGAACATTTACAAAAAACACACGGTTCGAATGATATCAGAATTGAAATGTTGAAAAAAAACTTTAAACCGGATAGACTAAAAGAAGGTATAGATACAACTGGATACACAAGTTATTCTATTAATAAAGGTGAACAAATTGTATTATGTTTAAGAAATAAAGATAAATTAGTTGATATTAACACAATGTTATTTGTTGTATTACATGAGTTTGCACATTTAGCAACTGTATCTATAGGACACACTGAAGAATTTTGGGATAACTTTAGATGGATTCTTGAAGAATCTATAAATATAGGTATATATGTTAAACAAGATTTTAAAACTAAAAACGTTGAATATTGTGGTATGTCAATTACTTCAACGCCTCTCGATAAATAAAATTATATATAAGATATTAGTAAAAATATATAACTATTATGAATAAAATAATTATGTATAATAACAATTATCAACAATTTGAAATGTTTTTACTTTTAATATTTTCACTTATGTATTTTAGCAAAAAGAGTTTAAAAGTAATAAAGTCAGATTTAATAAGGAGAAAGTTAAATCAATATACAAATTGGAATATATTGATGATATTTATAAATTATATATTAAATAATTATTTTGATATTAATAATATATTAATATCAAAATTCTTAGCACACAATTCATTACAAGTTATGCTAATATTTCATTGTTTTTTATTATATGATAAAAGGATTTTATTTTTAACAATCGATAGTTCTCCTTTTTTGTTGAAATATACTTTTAATGACACTTTTTCAAAGCAAACATTATTAAAATTTGAATATTTTTTATGTAATATTATTATACATATTATTCCCGTGTATTATCAAAGTAATACATTAATAAATTATAAATCTTGCGACAATACTATATATATACATATGTATTCTATATTATTTAAGTTTATGTGGATATTAAATATTTTTGGCAATTTTAATATAACATCCATATATGTTCCATCTTTTGATTTGTGTAATGTTAAACTTGTCAATATTATTATATTAAGCGATTATATTGTAGATAGAGTTTTAACAAAAATATCATATTAATAAAAATTTTAAAAGAGTAGTTTTATTTTTTTAATATATGCACAAATAAGTTCCTAAAAATTTTAAATAAGTTTTAAGAAAATAAGTACATAATTTTTTTTCTCTTCATTTTTCTTAAATCTTTTTAAACTCTTATTAATAATAAATTATGTACTCATTTTATTAAAGTGATGCTATTTATTATATATATCATAAAATTATAGCAATAATAATAAACTTTATGTAATTTAAATTGAATTATATAAAGATTATTATGATATTATATTATAACAATAATTAATGATACCTCGTATCATTCATCAAACATGGAAAGATAATCTTCTTCCATCAATTATTTCAAATATTAGAAATGAAAATATAGGTTTATTAAAGTCTAAAGGGTATGAATTTAAGTTTTGGACGGATAATGATATACTTGAACTTATAAATAAATATTACCCTGAATTTAATCATATATATAGTTTAACAAAAACAGGTGTTCAAAGAGGTGATATTTCAAGAATTATTTTGATATATCATTTTGGTGGTATTTATATAGATTTAGATGTATTAATTTTAAGAGATTTCGATGAACTTATAGATATGTATTCAGACTTTTTTTATATAACATATGAGCCATACGGTCAAACATTAACTCTATATAATAGCGATAAATATATATGCAATGCTTTTTTTGCGGCAAATAAAAATAATAGGTTTTTATATAAGTTATTAAGATGTATTCCTGAAAAAATAAATAAACACGGAATTAGTATTTTTGATAGGTTCGATGTTTTTGGAGGAGCATATATCAAAAACATTATGAATGAAGATGATAATAAAAAAGAATATATAAATGATATATATATTATTGATGATCGTGAATTAATATTTCCAATTAATGATTTAAAGTTTGATGGATTATCATTTACAAACCATGATTGGAATTGTGTAATAAAAGGAGAATATCATATGAACACAATTATGGTTCATTATTGGATACATGGCGACTTTGAATCTAAAATATTACTTAATACATTTAAAGTAAATAAGAATATAAATATACACGAAAATATATACATTTTTTTTAAAACATTATATCCAAATATAGAAGAAAAAATTGAGATTATTTAAATTATATTAAATAATCTCAATTTTTTTCTTTTTTTTATATCCTATTTTTTGATTTAAAATGGAATAGTCATTGTCTGTTTTCTAAGACTATTAATACTTGCACATTCAAGTGTCTGTGCACAATTTATATTAGTTGTAGATGAGTTTTCAGCAATTCTTAGACGAATTGGAAGTACATACTTTTCGGTTCCATTTACGAATTTAAAGTTAGACTTCGAAGATGCTGATTCTGTTTCATTACCATATCCAAATCTAGCTGCTGAACTATTTTGAGGAGTTCCACCTCTTGTAGCCCCCCCACCTCTTGTAATACCTTCACACACCAACTGTGTAATAACCTTATTTTTATGAAAAACCATAAATGTCAAATAAATCAATCCTGTTTTTTCCGTAGTTTTTTCCATACCAAGAACATTTTCTTCTTGCGAAGGTTCGTAATTTAATTCTAATGCTCTTTTCGAAACCCATTGATATTTTCCTTTTGGGTTCTGATCAAAGTTATAATATGTATTTGTATTTGCTGGAATAGTCCATAGTGTTCCATCTCTTTCAATGTTATTAGGGATTGTTTCCCAATTATTACTATAATGTGGTTCATTATTATCAAGTGCAAATCCAATAGCATAATCGTAGTTTGATGTATTATTAGAATTAATTGTAATATTATCAAGTCTAATAACTAAAGGACCTTCTTTTGCGACAACTCTATATCCTTTCATATAATCTTCGTCAGTTTTATTTTCATATACTTCAATATCATAACTTGTAGAGAAGTTTTTTCTATCAGTTTCATTTTTACAATCAGCACCGTCTTTACCTTCTCCAAAAATAAGGTCAAAATTAATATTGTGACTGTGAGTATTGTAACTGATAGGAATTGATGAAATAGTTTTGGAAAACATTTTATATGGTAATATTATATAAAATATATTATATCAATTTTTATATATTTATATTGAAAAAATTGATATAATATAAAAAAAATAATTAGTATTAAATGATTAAAATTTTAATTATATTGACATTGTCTTATTTGCATTATACAAACTCTTTTATTATATGTTCTATGTCATGTGTTATTATTATAAAAAAAACTGTATTATATGACAAAAAAATGCCTATTCTTTATACTTCAAATGATTATAAAAATGTGAATACTATTAATAAGTATAACTTATTTACACCAGAGCATATATTTCCACAATCACTTTTAAGCACAAAAGAAAAAAATGATATGCATAATATAATTAAAACAATTCATTCATTAAATACAAATAGGTCTAATTATAAATATTGCGACAACTTAAATGAATATGATGAAAATTGGAATGAAATTATATATAATAATTATGTAAATCATAAAGATAAACTCTTTATACCAAATAAAGATTCGCGAGGTATTATTTCAAGATCTATTCTATACATGTGTCATCAATATAATTGTAATTATAAAAAAGTTATTGATAAAGAATTATTGAATAAATGGTTTTATAATTATTCTCCATCTATCGCGGAAAAATATCATAATGACATGGTAAAACAAATACAGCAAAAAAATAATATATTTATATCAAAATATAATAAAAAAAATAATGGAATAAAGAAGTTTATCAATACCTTATAAAAAATTGATAATATTTAAAATATTTTTTTAATAATGACATCTTTGAATGAAAAACAACAAGAAGCAGTTGATAGTGTTATGAGTGGAGATAATATACTGTTAACAGGATCAGCAGGTACTGGTAAATCATTTACAGTTAAATATATAATAGATGTATTAAAAAAATATAAAAAAAATTATGCTTTAACTGCTCCTACTGGAACAGCAGCAATCATTGTCGGTGGAATGACAATTCATTCATTTATGGGAATTGGTTTGGGAAAAGGTAAAACATTAGATATTGTTAAAAAAATATATAAAAATAAAACTATATACGATTCTCTTGTTAATCTAGAAGTTTTGATAATAGATGAGATATCTATGTTAGACAGTGAATTATTTGAAAAAATATCTTCTATATTCTCAATAATTCATTCAAATTATAATAAAAATTCTAAATTATTGGACTTACCATTTGGTGGTATTCAATTAATATTTATAGGAGACTTTTGCCAATTAGCGCCTGTTTCAGGATTATATTGCTTTCTTTCTAAATTGTGGAATAAACTTAATATTAGAACTATTTTATTGGATAAACTAATAAGACAAAGTGATGATTTATTATTTCAACAAATATTACAAATTACAAGAAAGGGAAAATGTACTGATAATATTCTAAAGGTATTAAATAGTTTATGTGATACTAAATTCAGCGAAGATATAATACCTACAAAATTATATCCTTTAAATATTGACGTTGATAAAATAAACAATATTGAACTTGAAAAAATGAAAAAAAATGGTAATAAATCTTATAATTATATTGCTACATCAAGTAGTGATAATTTAAAAAAAGCAAATAAATATGATATCGAATTGATTGAAAAGTCTCAAGTTATAATAACGAGAAATATTAATTTTAATAATGGATTAGTTAATGGTACGCGCGGTATAATTATTGAATTACGTGAAGATAGTGTTATTATCAAAGATGTATTTGATAAGATTCATATTATAACATATTACAAAGATATTTGCGAGAACTCAGTTAACTCATATATATCTCATATGCCTATCAATATTTCTTATGCTTTAACAATACATAAAGCACAAGGAATGACTATTGATGCTCTTGAATTAGATTTAGGAACAAATATATTCACACACGGACAAGCATATACTGCTCTGTCGCGAGCAAGAAACTTACAATCTATAAAAATAATTAATGTCGATAAAGATTCATTTAATATGAACCCTTATGTTAAAAAGTTTTATAAAACACTAACAACTTAATTCATATTAACATAAGTTTTCAAACTAATAAACTATATGTTATAGTCAAAATATTTTTTTCATTAGTTTAAATAATATAAAAAAATGATTTACATATATATATATAATATTATATAGATATGAGCAAACATATTTTAGAAAATAAAATAATTCATAAACCATTACTAAAATGGGTTGGGGGAAAAACACAAATAATTGATAAAATTATGATTAATTTTCCAACAGAAATTAATAATTATCATGAAATCTGTTTAGGTGGTGGGAGTGTATTATTATCTCTATTATCGTATATGAAAAATGGCGATATTAATGTTTCGGGAAATGTCTATGCTTATGATTTAAATGAACCATTAATATATGTTTATAAGAATATTCAAACTAATCATGATAATGTATATGATGAAATACAAAAACTAATTATTGAATATAACTCTTGTGGAAATGGTGAAATAAATAGAGCATCTGTTAATAAAGAAGAAGCAATGACAGCGAAAGAAAACTATTATTACTGGATAAGAAAAGAATATAATAAAATATCTATTAATGATAAAAAAACTGTATTTGGTTCCGCTATGTTTATATTTTTAAATAAAACTTGTTTTAGGGGTGTTTTTAGAGTTGGTCCAAATGGTTTTAATGTTCCATACGGGCATTATAATAATCCTAAAATAATAGACAAGAATCATTTAGATGAAATTCATCTTTTAATTAAAAATGTTATATTTGAATGCTCAGACTTTAATACATCTTTAAATAATATTGAAATAGATGACTTTGTATATATTGACCCACCATATGCTCCTGAAAAAAATACTTCATTTGTTGGATATACTGAAAATGGTTTTAATATAGATAATCATAATAATTTATTTAAATTGATACATGATTTAACAGATGATAATAAAAA